ATCAGCTTTCTGTGTCTTAATAAACACAGGGAGTCACCGTACATCTGACTGATGTATGCATGACGTAAGTCATCGTTTGGTGGAACTGCATGCACGCGAGTGCTACCTACCCGAGTTTTCGGTGTAGTTAACCTATGTACTGTACTTCGTCAGTACAGTCGTAGGAATGCCCCTCTCGGAGACTTATCACCTCTGAGAATCTTCAAGTTACAGGAACCTTTATGTCTTATACCCAAACTCTGTCTGTCGCCGCAGGCTATCGTAAGATAGCTCAACGGATTGATGGTGGAACGATCGATCAGTCAGCGCCTAACTATGCGCTTGCTGGTCTACGATCTGGTACTAAGGTTGAAAACTATAAATCAAAGATAGCTGCGGGCCAACAGGCCGGCAGTGAATATATGATTGATAGTTACGACGTCCGAAATTGGGAAGATGTTTCATCAACATATTTCCTGATATCGGGCACTGGAGGAAAAGTTTGGGAGGATCGATTCACCGGGGTCGCATGGCCCTGTGTTGAATTTCCTCATAACTTTACAATTCCTGCCTATCTTGAAGCTACTGCATTAGCGAAGGTGTTGGACAAAATCCGACAGAGTCGTTCAGAAATGAACGGCCTCATTGTCCTTGGCGAAATGCGGGAAACGCTGCGTATGTTGCGTAGACCTGCAAGCTCACTCGTAACCCTTGTGAACGGACGTCTTCAGCATCTGAGGAATCAGAAGTTGCAGATTAGTCGACTCCCTTGGGCGAAAAGAAGAGATGCTTGGTTAAAAGCAATTACGGGATCACACCTGGAGTTGGTTTTTGGTTGGATGCCTTTGTTTTCGGACATAAAGGATATACTAAAAACCGTTGACCGACTGTCCAAGACGAACGTAACAGTTCGTGCTCGTGGAACGGGTCGTCTAGAGACAGTGTATCAAGCCCCTCTTGCTGATGTGAACGTCATGGCGTCGAATCTGTTTTTACGTGCAGAGCACGGAACAGTGATCACGACAGAAGGTTCTATTCGATATGAGGTTGGCTTGCGCGCTGTGCCGGTCGTTGACAACGATTCGGTATCGCGAGTTCTAAGTCTTTCGGGGGTAACCCTGGAGAATTTTGTTCCCGCGCTTTATGAGATAATGCCTTGGTCCTTTCTTCTTGATTACTTTTCCAATCTTGGAAAGGTTATTGAGGGATGGACGACTGATACCTCTGACGTTATCTGGACTCTCAGGACCGAACGCTTGCGTAGTGTCAAACTTGACACTACTCGTGCAATGGATCCTCTTGGCCCGGGTAATGATACGTATAAGTTAGTCTCATATGGGGGTGGCTATGGTCACTCCCAAACTGTCCGCACAACTCTGCACAGAACCATAGTGCCCACGCTTGGTGTCCCGAAATTTCATTTTCGATCACCTGGAGATAGCCCTAAAAAGCTATTTAATATGTTGGCACTGTTGGAACAGCAGAGACTTCGAAGCCGCGACTTAAAGTGGCTTTCACATATAGGTTAATACCTTTCATTAAATGGGTCATATATGACTTTCGCACTCTCGGCCGCCCTTGGCGGCTCTCCCCAGACTGGTTTCACATCCCCTGTTTACAATAACATTGCCGACACTCCGCCGGCTGTCAATGCAAAGCAGGTGGCCATTAACAGTCTGGGAGGCACACAGGCGGGCGTAACTGTCCACTCTGTGTCTTCCCCTTTTACCATCGCAATGTTCAAGCCGCTGAACTTCAAGTTCTTGCAGCCTGTCAATCCGACGACGGGGGTTCTGAAGGCCGTTCCCATGAACGTCTTTAAGGTCATCACCCGCAAGGGTGTACTTCCACTAGCCGGCCAGAGCTATAAACCGATGATCGTTACAACGATCATCGAGGTTCCAGCCGGTGCTGATGTGGCAGATGGACCGAACGTACTCGCCGCTCTGTCGGCTCACTTTGGCGCACTCACTAACTCGAGTGCTGGCATTGGTGACGCCGTCAGAACCGGTACGCTTTAAAAGAGCGTTACTGTTCATCCTAGACCTTTCGACGCCTACATCATGCGTAGTTACGCTGATATTGAACGTCACCTTCATAGTGACCTGGGCACGACTGCGAACGGTGGTTTTGGGAATTGTCTTAGTGACGATTCTTTTGACACCGTTTGCCGTCAGTCCCTCGCTGATAGCTTCTATAAGAAGCTATGTCCACTAGGTGTCACAAAGGAGCAGGATTTAAAAGCCTTGAAGAAATTCCAGGCCATAAATTCTAAACTCCCCGAGACATCGTATGACTTCTCAGCAGACACAGAAGCTGAGAGCTGCTTTTGGGATTATCTTCGTGATAATTTCAATCGTAGCCTCCAGCCAAATGTCGGTCGTCAAGTGTTTGAGTCAGGTTTGCCTGTTGAGTTAAGTGATGCTCCTTCTAAAGAGTTTGACCTTAATTTCATCCGTCAGAATCTGAACATCGGTCCTGGTGCTGCTCAAAAGGCAGACCCCTCTAGTATAGTCACTAAGCTTTTTGAAGGCGAGATGAGCTATACTAATACCGAGCATTTGATTAAGCTCTACCGTAGCGCTTTAGTTGGAACCAGGTTCTGGGCCGATGCCGAAAGGCTAAGGTTCGAACGGTTTGGATTTACTAGAGTCGATGGAGGTAAAATATTCTTCGTTAAGAAGAATTCGGAGATTTCGCGAACGTGCTGCACCGAGCCTAATTTGAACATGATGTTCCAAAAGGCCGCGGGCGCTTTCATTGAAGAACGGTTACGGGTACATTTTGGTATAGACCTCAGTACTCAGCCGATCTACAATCGGAGGCTTGCTAGAACTGGAAGTATAGATGGTTCCTTTGGAACTATAGATCTTGTTTCAGCTAGTGATAGCGTGGGATTACAAATGTTTCTGAGACTATTGGATGAATGTCCTCTCAAGGATATGATTTTGATGTCAAGGAGTGAAAGCGTCACTATCCCAAGTGGCGAACAGTTTGTACTCCGAATGGTGTCCACGATGGGAAATGGCTTTACCTTTCCATTACAGACATTAATCTTTGCGAGTGCGGTTCGGGCCGTTTATCAGCTCATGGGTTTCCCATGTGATGACAATCAGACTCAGTATGGCGTGTTCGGCGACGATATTGTGGTCCGCTTTGAAGCGTACACTTTTCTTTGCCGGATGCTCACTAAGCTGGGTTTCGAAGTGAACGATAAAAAATCGTTTAATTCTGGACCGTTCCGTGAGTCTTGCGGTGGTGACTACTTCAAGGGCTTAAACGTCCGAGGAGTTTATGTGACCACTTTAGAGACCTCTCAAGATATTTGCTCTTGCATTAACCGCCTTAACAGGTGGTCTGCACGTACGGGAATAGGACTGCATAACTTGATCCACTATCTTAAATGGCAGGTGCCTGATGCACCTCGCGTTCCATTTAGTGAATCAGATGATGCTGGTCTTAAAGTACCGTTTAGTTGTACCCAACCTAGAGTCGACTCAAAGTATTGGTTTGCTTACCGCAAATACAAACAACGAGAGTCTAGGATGGAGGTACCAGAGGTAGACTTTAGCGTAAATCCTCACGGATCTGCTATCGGATATCTTAGCGGGCACTATCGCCGCGTAGACCGAGATCCATCGTTCGATTTTGGGGTAACCGATAAGGTTCCCAATGGCTTGTCTCACGACAATCCTCGAATTTATATCACCCCGAGAGGTGAGATGGGTAGCGAGAAACGCTACAAAATCGTCAGCGATGCAATCCCGTTTTGGGATTATGCCGACGTTGCCCAGTGGGAACTGGACAGCTATGCAGCCTGGAAGGGCTACGTAGCAAGGGTGCTTACGCACCCCGTGGTTTAACTGCC